TCAACTCGTGTATTACTTATGTATAATTCTAAATTCATTTATCGTATGTTATTAATTGTATCAAAGGCAAAGCTTACATCTATTGTGTAGTTTATTAAACTATCTGTAAGACTTGTTTTATAATTAATGTTTTTAGTTTGTATTGTTACGCCTAATGTTTTAGTTTTATATTCTATCCAAACCTTTTCACTTAAAAACAGTTGTCTAAATATTTCATTATTACTTTCAGGATAATAACCACTGTTTAATGTTAAAGTTTGGTTACCATTTTTAGTAATTAATTTTATTTGTGCATCATACGTATTGTAAGTCCCGTTTGTTAATATATTAGACTTGTAGCGTTCTTCGGTTGTAGTCATTGCAAGTTTAGAATTCTTAAAGAACCAGATGTCTTGATATGCACCAAACTTATTTATAAAGGTTAGTTTGTAAGGCGTGTATTTACATTCCTCTATGTTTTCTATTCTTAATACTGTAACACCCTCTACAGCGTTTATAATAACCTCATCAACTGGGTATATAGTTTCGTTTCTTAAAAAGTCTTGTAAACATGGGTTATCTTCAAACGTTCCGCCTGATGCAATTACTCTTTCCCTGTAATTATCTACATCTGCCGAAGCTGTACTTACATACGCAATCTGGTCTTGTATCTTTAATCCAGCAGTAGGAGTCCATGTATGTATTTGTTCGTTTTGATAAAAGAAAGCAACTGAAGTGGTGTTTTCGTTATCTACAGGTATTCTTAAAGCATCATCATCTGATTTTAATATTGTTGTATTCGATTGTAAGTACCCCTGTAATAATTGAGGGTTTGCTCCATCTTCAAAAAAGCCATAACCATAAAACGCTCTTACACCTAATGTGTCAACTGGTGTTTGTGCGACTGTTGATATATATTCTGTAATCCTATAATCAACGTACATTGTCGTGTAATCATCTGCTAAATTTGTATCTGGATAAGTTCCATCAAACTCTGCTGGAATGTAGTCTTTTATTAGTTCAGCTATTTCAAAATTTATTTTGGCATTTATAGCTGTTGAGGTAAGTGTATATTGTGGGGTGCTTTGCCAAGAAGCATTTGCTACACCAGTATATATTTCTATTTCTATCTTTGCACTTGTTAAATTTGTTGTTGCTATGTTTACGAAGTATGGACTTCTTACGTTAATTTTTGCCATTGTTGTTGTTTATTAAATCTATTATATCTTTTAAAAATGCTTTACCTAATAATTTAGGGTATCTATCAAAGGCAACTAAAAAGGGTTTAGTAAAAAACATTGTTGGTTTTATTCCTTGTGCAAATATGCTTCTTTGCAATATAAATCCTATTGTTCTATAATTGCCTTTTTTAAATTTACCTTCTTTATCTCTTAATCTTATATTTCTTTTTTTTGCCCAATCAGCTAATGGCTGCATTGGCGGTCTTTTACTTTTAAAACTATATGGACTGTTTGCCCCTTTCTGTTTTCCGTTTTTAACTAAACTTGGATTTGCTCCTTTAACACCTTTATCTAAAAATGTTCCGTACTCATCCATTATAAAACTTAAATCATAGTTGTTATTTTTTTCAGTTAAATCATAATGAATACTATTATAAAGGCTTTTACTTACATTGTGCTTTTGCTTTGTAAGATTAGACCTTGACTGTTGTACAACATACTTGCCAAATTTCTGAAGTTCAGTTTGTAAATTATTTAGCATATTGTCATGTCGTTTGGAATCAATACATTAAAAGATACTGTCCAACCAGCCAACTTGTTTTCAAATCTATCTACAAACGGCTCTAGTGTAGGGTTTCCATCTAATTGGTATTTATCAACATATAAGTCTCCTCTTAATAACAACTCTAGTAATCTATTAGCAACTGCAAGTTGAGTGTTAAACACATCTTGTTCGTTATTGTTTCCTCTAAATTCATCTGGGATTCCTTGTGCAAAGTTTTTACTCTCATCTACTATATCCATGCATAAAAGAGATATGCTAAAATTCCAAACATTGCTTTGCATTGTAGCACCGCTAACCATAAAATGACTTAATGGAAATATAGTTTGTTTGTTTAAGTCTACATCAAATATATCTCCATAGGTTACTGTGTTAACAAAAGCATCTAATTGTAGAGTTTCTCTAATTTTGTTTGATAGGTTATAAAATCCTTGCATATTATTTTAATTTACGTTTAATCATTCTTGATTCATATTCTGCTTTTTCTTTTTCAAAAGCCAAATACATTAGGCATTGGTGTAATGGAAGTTTTGCAACTTCTTTAAATCTTGTAATGTCCCCTTGAGAGAGAGTATATAACTCTGAATAAGAACCCCATTTTCTTGCGAAACCACTCCTTTCGTCTGTTCCTTCTTCAGCTCTTTCTCCAAATAATTCGGTATAGATTTCAGCAATGCGTTGGTTAAATTGTAAAAAAAAACCATAGCACCTAAAGCTGCATTAAGTGGCATCTGTTTCATTGCCTCACTATGCTTGTGGCTTCCTTCGTATTCTTCTATTATGTATTTGTGTCCTTGCTTTTGTTTAATTGGTCTAAATAATACAGCCATTGCTTTATGCATATTACCCCATTCATTTATATAGCTTGTAACGTCTTTATTTTCTCCATAGGTTATATCATCCAGCTTTGGAATGAAACCATATAAAACATCGTTTATTTTAAACGTAGGGACAAACTCATGTTCTTTATCAAATAGCTTATTAATGTGTTGTGTTAAATAATCTACATCTTTGTCTTTTACCTTACCTAGCTCTTTTGTGTTAATGTTTAAAATACATTTAAGCAAATCATCATTTGTAGGCTCTTCTATAAGTAAGAACTCTTGATAGTCTTTTAACTTAACTTCTTTTAGTGAACTTGGTATAGATACTTCTAATTGCATAAAGTCTTTTTTATTAAACAAAAAAAGGATTACTTTGTATAAAGCAACCCCTTTTTAAGACTAATCAACTAAAAAATTATTTAAATGTATTGTGTAGATATATATATAGTTCTTCTATTTTCTTATGCATTTTTTTATCTTGTTGGTATATTTCTTTTCCTGTTTGTATTTTACCTTCCCTGTGTATTTCTAACATTGCGTCAGGTTTTCCTGTTTTTGTAATTGGTTTAATTATTATCTTAATGTCATTTTTAAAGCACCAGCTTATAGCCTTGCGTGTTGTTCTATGCATTAATAAAAGCAAGGATAAATATAATCCCTAACCATGATGTTAAAGTAACTATCATTACTGCTTCGTATTTCTTTTGTTTATTTGTTTTCATAATTGTTTGTTTTAAAAGGGGTTTTTACACCCCATAATTATTAAAGTTGTTTTTCTGTAACTAATAATAAATTAAAATCTTTACAAGCATTATTTATTTCTTCATATAAATCATATCCATTAGAATTAGCTGATGCAGTAAAAAAAGACCATCCTTGATATTGTTTTTTACACCCTACTTTCTTTTTTAATCTCCAATCTCCAAACATTTTAACAGATATATAAGATGCATCTAAATAACCATTTGAAAGGTTTTTATATTTGTCTCTATGATTATTTTTAATTGTTTCTAATTTGTTTTTTAAATTTTGATAATCTTGAATTTCCATTTTGTTTTGTTTTTAGTTAATTAAAAAATAAAAGGGTTGATTCAGAGGCTTGTTGCTGGATTCCAGTTCGGTTAGGTTGCCTTGACTAGCGTTAAATACCACCCTTTTACTTAAAAATTAAAGACCTAAAAATAAACTCGTTTATGAAAAAACTTATTTAAAGTTAATTGGAGCTGTTTTAATAACCCTTTAATTATACAGCTAATATACAACACATTTACTTATTAACAACTATGTTTATTAAATATTAACATAACTTTAACATTTCTTTAACATTTTAAAAAATGTAATACGCTCCCTTATTAGGATTCTCAAGCTGTGAAGTTAATGCATAACGCATCGCATCAATACAATGGTTAAACGCATCTATTGGCTTGTTAAGTGTTTCGCCTTCTTTATTCTTTAACCAAATATAATTCTGTAGTTCTTTAATTAAGTTATGGCTTCTATTAGTTATATAGATTTCATTTTGGTTAATAAGGTTAATGCCGTAGACAATACTGTCTTTACCTTTTTTAACTGGCAACACCATATGACCATAGCTTGATAGTTCTGCTATACTTTTAGGTTCTGCTGAATCAGCATATATTATATCTTCAACCTGATGTGTCTTTAGTAAGTTACTTATTTGGCTATTAAGTAAACCACGTTGATATATAACCTCATCAAATATATAGGCATTGTTATATTTATAAAGTGCTATTAAACTACTCGGATCATTAGTGTATCCAAAATCCATTCCATGACAAAGTAATCTGGCTTCATTTGGTAAGTCAATTAGTTTCCAGTCTTTAATACAAGCACCTTCTAAACTACCTATTTCACCAAGCCCATATACATTCCACCAGTTACTCCAGTAGGTAGACGTTAATGCTTTGTGTTTAGCTTTTTCAATGTCTTGTACTATTGTTTCTGGTAAGGCTTCGTTATCTAAATAAGTAAGTTTTAAAAAGTCTGCATCTTCATTATCTTGTACTTCTGTATGCGCCCAAAAGGATGAGGTAGGATTAAAGTCAATCCATATGTCTCCGCTTGTTCTTATTGATAATTGGTTGTAAGCTTCAAAGGGTATGTTGTTTGCTTCATTTACATAAAGCGTGTGCCTTCTTGCTCCCCTTAATTTATCAGCTGATTCAATACTAAAAAACTCTATATAACTTCCGTTAGCAAAACTATATTTAAGCATTGACTTATTATATTGCACATCATTATAACGATTAGTCATCATCATAATCTTTAAGAAGTCTTTTAAAGCACCTCTACGCAAATGTGGTATACTTTCACTTACTACGCTTATTTCTAAGCCTGAAGTCCTTAAAGCCCTATCTATAAGTATAGGCAATATTCCAAATGTTTTACCTGCAGATGTACCCCCTTGAATTATCTTCTTACGCTTTTTAAGTTTAAGAAGTTTTTTAATTGCAGTTGTTACTACAAAGTCTGTCATTAAATATCTGTTATATTAAATATAGGCTGTTCGGAGTTTAATGTTATGTCTTTTGTTTCTCTTGGCTTACCAGCATAGTAATGATAAAACATCTGAATGAATTTAAACTCACCCGATTCTATTCCTTTCTTAAGTGCTTCGTATGCTTGTGGCTCTAATGGTGTTAACCTTTCTATAAGTTTAACCTCTTCGGCTTTAGTTTTACGTCCTGCATTAGGATGTCCGCCATTGTTTTTTCTTAAATCCATAATTGAAAAAGATTATTATTAATTTTTTTATATAACAATATAAATGCCTTTTTGTTATTTAAGCCTTTCAACAAGTCTATCAATACGCTTTTCAGCTTCTTGTAATTTTAAGTCTGGTATTTCTTTTATTTTGCTTAATAGTGTTCTATGCTTTATGTCTATGTTTAGGTTCTTTACATAGTTGTATTTTAATTCTAATTGATAGTGTTGTATTTTTAACCTTGCTAATTGTTTATCAGCTGGGATGTATTCCTCTGCTTTTATTATTCTATTGTATATCTCCATGTATTCAGGATTGTACATTTCAAAGGCTGGGAATACGTTTCTTATTGAGTGTAGTACTGTGGCATGGTGTAGGTTTAGAGTTTCTCCTATTTCTTGCAAAGATAAGTTTGTTCTGTCTTTACATATTTTAAAGTATATGGCTCTACCATAAACAACTTGCCTTGCCCTTGTCTTTCCGCTTATGTTGTAACCTAGTTCGTTTTCAACTAAATTCATTATCTGTGTTGTTGTCATTTATTTTGTTTTTATATATTATTAATTGTAATATTAGTAAAAATTCAATGTACTCTATGGCTAGTTTTATACCAGCGCATTCTAAATACATTTGTTGTGTTTCGTATTCTTTTAAAACTAATTTAAGTTCTGTTATGTTTGTGCCTTTTTCATATTCATATAATGCTAAATTGTAAAATTCAATTACTGTGTCTTTATCTAAATTCATTTAAAACAAACTCCCTTGGTTACTATGTAATATAATAAAAGCATTTCATTTTGTTTTAATTATTATTTAAAATAATTTTGTTTGTTTGCTATTAATATTTTTCCAATTTATTTTTAAGTCGTTTCTTCCGTCTGGCTTTACAATGTGTTTACATATATCATCACCCCAAATTTGAATCATTTTTTTACAAGTGTTTAGTTCTGCCCCCTTAACATCATAAAATATTTCTTTTAACCCTCCATTGTTGCTCCCATTTGCTGGGGCTGAAAAAGCATAGGTTGTCAGCCTACCAGTTTTTAACCCTTTACTAATAACTTGAATACAAAAATCTCTATCTTCTTTCGTCCCTTCAGTATAACGCATATTTTTAGTTAATGTATTATTTATAAATACAACACTATCACAAAACGAATTTAATATAATATCTTTTGTAGCACACCAAGCAAATTGTCTATACTCTAAAGAACCAACAGATATGTTATTATTTATAAAATAATCATTACAATATGTTAACGCTTCTAAAGAATTGTGCCTGATTAATTTTGTTAATTTTCTTTTATATATGTACGATATATCATCATCTATTTGCCAATAATATTTAATATCTTTTTGTTCTGTATATTGTTTAATAAAATTCCTACAATAAATAATCCCTTTATCATCTTCTGGGAGTTGTATAATATTAGAGTGGGGGTAATTAATCCTGTATTTTTTATAATCTTGTGGTTCTACAATTAAAAACAAATTTTTATAATCACCTATAAGGGTTGCAGTTTTACAATTATCGTACCTGTTTTTTGTTGGTATAAATATATAAAAGTTGTCCATATTAAAATAATTTAGTTTGTATATTTATTTTTTCTATACAATATTTATCAGCCATTGTTTTATTTAGTAAAAAACCTTTTTCTGTACCACCCTTTAATGTTTTAAATCCATTATATAATTTTGGTTTATTACCATTGTATATTTGTTGTAATTGTTTAGTGCTAAAAATATAAAAACACTCTTTATCGCCTATAACATAAAGCCAACTTTGATTTTTAAATATACCACTTGCATATGTAGTATAATCATATTCACGCTCAACACTTATAAAAAGGTTGCCAGTATTTTTAAACATTTGGTCATTTTTTATTTCAATGCCTTGCCTGTTTTCGCCTTTGTGTATTTGTTCTTCAAGAGTTGTGTAATGGCTAAGGTTTATGTTTTTTTCCTTAGCAAACCAATCCATAATGAATGATTCGAACTTTAATCCTTTTTTTTGTTTTGTTTCTCTGTTCATAATTTTAAGTATCCTGTTTTGTTTTGTTTTATGTTTTGTAATTCTTTACTTGGTTGGTTACATTTATACATATATTCTCGGTAATATAATACAAAGCTAATGCGTAACCAGTCATCGCTTTTATTTGTTATTTCTGTGTTTCCGTGCCATTTGTGTACGTCAACAAATAGTAAGTCGTTGTTTTGCATATCAATAGCAACTTTATATTCTGGCAAACAAAAATACCCTCCATCATAATTGCCTTGCCTGTATGTGATTAAATTACCAAACCCCTCAGGGAAATCACCACTATCTTTGTGTACTGCTGTTATAAAATTTTTATTTACAGTAACAGTTGTAAAACTTGTGTTCCCTATTACATAATTTCTGTTCGTTCCGTCTGCAATTGCTTTTTGTTTTGCATAATGTTCAGGGCAAAGTTCTTTGTATTTTTTGTCTATGTATTCTACAAATGGAATTCCAGCTGTAAACTCATCAAAGTATTTACGTGCAAAAGCTGTCTTTCTGCAATAATGCACCATTGCACCAGCATCCATGTAACCAACGCTTCCGCTATATACTTTGTTCCCTACAGTAATATTACTTACTGTCCCGTCTTTACGTATTCTCTTATGACTACTGCCTGAAGCTATGCCACGCCCCTCAGTGAGCTCTATGCTTTCTTTAAAACTGTTGTAGCCTAATAGTAGGGTTTCGGTAGGTAAGGCGTTTTTTCTGTACCTAAACAATAAATTACCATACATATCAAAGCCATCACAATCTTCGGTTATTAATGTATCAAAATCATTTTCATTTAAAAACTTACCTTTAAATTTATCAGCTTGGTTAGCTTTAAAATGGTTATTTAATTTAATTGTTTTCATTATCTTTTTTTAATATTAATAATAAGTAATCACTTAAATTGCCTTTTTGTTGTGCTTGTTCTGCATAGTGTTTTTTAATTCCAAGCTTACATAAATTTTTAAACTCTTTTAATTCTTCTTTACTAAAATATAGTATTGTAGTGGTTATTTCTGTGTTATCTATTGCGCTGTTATCTACACCCCAATCATCTTCAAATAGTTTCATTGTGTCCTTAACTTTAAAAGGTTATAACATTGTATGTATTTTAACTTTGCTTTTGATTTGTATATTGTTTTAAATAAATTGTATGTGTTTTTTGTAAATTGATAATGTGTTGTGCAATCTTTAAATAATTTACTTGCATATACTTTTCCATAGCCTTTGCAGTAGTTTACATTGTCAGCACCATCTCCAATTATCATTTGTTCATAGAAGTTATATAAAGCTTCGTAAGGGGTTATATCATATATACATTGGTGTTTGTAATGATAGTTATAAATTAAGGCTGGAAACTGCTTGTAATCCTTATCTATTGATACTATTATAACATTATCACGCCCCAGTTCATCGGTAAGTGTTTTCCAGTATCTTGCAACCATGTCGTCAGTTTCTACTCCACAACCTTTTTTAGTAGAATATATTTCTGCAATGTGTTCGTGCATTTCGTTTAATAGCTTTGGGTGTTCTTGCTTCTTTCTATTGGCTTTGTAGTTTGGGTCTAATAGTTTTCTGAAGTTTCCCCTACTATTATTAAATGTTATTACCTTATCTATTTCGTAAGTTTCTTCTAGTTTATTTACTATAGACATAAATACCTGGTCAAACTTTCCTATAGCTTCATCTAGTATATCATCAACACCACAACAAGAAGAATACACTAAACTATCAGCATCAAATAAAACTATCATAATGCTTCTATTATTTGGTTTGCTTCTTCTTCTAAATCTTCAATAATATGCTGCTCAAGTATATCTATAATGTCTTGTCCTCCGCATAACACTTCATAACAATCAAAATAATTACTAAAACTTGGATACTCATAATCACCATCTTGTCCTTTATTAAATTCGCCTATTACAACTAGAATTATCCCATCGTAATCTACTGTTACTTCTTTTCTCATTTTGTTTTGTTTTGTGTAAATATAAACAATTTTGTTAATATAAAAAACTATTTATCACTTTCTTTATAATTTTTTGTTGCTTTAGTTAAGAAATCATCCACCCCGTCTATTTTTCTGGATAGTTTATCTATTATTACGTACAATGTCGCAACTGTTTTTTCAAGTATTGCAAATCTTTCTTTTGTTGTAAATGCCTTTTTTTTCATAATTCCATTAGTTCGTTAATTACTGTATGCCCTCCAAGTACCACTGCACAAGCTATGTTGGGTTTCTTGCCTCTCTTTGCGTAAGCCATAGCGTAAGCTGAGGCATCAATTCCGCATCCAATTTGCGCTCCAAAGATTTTAAAGTTCTGCCCGACGTACCACTCTGTATAACACTGAGTATGTAAATGTCCTTGAATTGTGCTTTGCATATCTGCTCTGCATTTACTTCTGGCAGTACCAGCTTCTCCATGAATGTACTGCACACCATCGATAACAACCCTGTCTACAAAATTCCATTTTGGTGTTTCTAATACTTCTTTGTAAGCTTTAATCCATTTCTTTGGCACTGCGCTTGTTTGTGCTTTACGCATTATAAGTCTGTCGTGATTTCCAATTGTAACGTCTGCCTTTGGAAATGCTTTGTACCATTTAGCAATTTTTTTAATAGCCAGTTCAAGTTCATCTCCCCCACCCATTCCATCAGCATCTGACTCGTGATAAGAAGAATAGTGATTATCAATCACGTCTCCTATAAATACAACTCTATTACAATTATATTTTGCATAAGTTTCCTGACAGTGTTCAAGGTAACCATCTAAACAAAATGGCTCATGTAAATCTCCAATAGCTAATACACGAGTTTCTTTTTTAGTTATGTTCTCGTATGCTGTTTTTTTGTTTCCGTTTAATCGTGGTCTAATTTCCATAGGTTTTATATAAAGCGTTTAAATCATTAGTAATATTTCTTATACAACTTCCACAGGATGTCATTACTTTTTTATCACTAAAAACTCTGTTGTATATTTTTAATAATTCTTTTTGTTCATTTGGCTTTACTCTACTGCGTGGGTTGTTAAACCATTCGGTTAAATAAGTGTATTCATCTTCTAAAAAACATTTGGGTCTTTTATATCTAAATGCTTTATTCATAGCTGTTTGTCTAGCGTCACAGCCACAATCTTCTCCAGCTAAAAACTTAACAGCTTTATCTATCCCAGTGGCTTTTGTGATTTTTGCAATAGTATCGCCTAAACCTGTTGATTCTTTTTCGTAATTTGCTTTCCATTCTTTATACTCTTTGGTGCGTTTATCTTTTGGTGCTTTCATATTAAATTATAATCTTCGTTATTAAAATCTTCGTAGTCTTCTTTGAATTTATCCCTCATTATATTTTTACCTTTTTTTAATGTATGGAATATATTTACAGAACTTATTTTGGTTTCTGTAGCCATTCCCCTTATACTTAAATCAGTATCACGATATAACTCATATATACTTTTATCGTACCAATGCCAAGTGTTTAACTCGTTATCCATTTTTTCACATAAACGCCAAAAAGCATCTTCTTTGTTTAAATCATTGCTTGATGTAAACCTTTCTATATATTTTGCTTGAATTTCAATAAATTCTTCATCTTTATAAAACTCTTCTATTTGTATTTTGTGTACTTTGTTTTTTAATTTTATATAATTTAAAAACACTGACCTAATAGTAAAATACATATAGGCTTTCGAATACTTGCCATTACTATATACATTTTTATTATCTGCATATTTAATTATTTTTAAATAACTTTCTTGTACAATATCTTCAGCGTAATCTTTTGCTCCTAAATTTTTCGCTATTTGTACCCATTCTTTGTGATTTTTACCTAATGCTTCTAAAAATTCTGTCATACTAAAAACTTACACCTTTTAAGGGATTATATAAATCTCCAACTATTTCAGGAAGACCTACGTCATTAACTTTAAAGCTAAATGTTTCAAAAGCATATCCTCTACTTCTTTTGCATTTAACAGTTATCCAATCCTTGTTTACTGTGTTTGTTTCTAATTGTATTTGTGTTTCTGTCTTTTTTTCTAATAAACTTCCAAGATGACCAGTTGGTTTATCTGTTCCAAAATTACTGTGTATTACTGTAATTATATGGCAATTAAACCTTTGACTCCATTCCATTAGTTTTTGAGCAACCTCGTTACTTTGCTCAAGTGAATTAACGTCTGATACTAAATCAGCTATTCCATCAATAACTACCAAGCCAACTTTACCTTTTTCTATTTTTTCTTTTAAATAGTATTCTATAAATTCAACCCTATGTTTAAACCCTACAGTTCTTAATCCAAAGGTATGATAACACCCCAAGTCTTGTTCTTGGTTCATGTCTACTACTCTACGGAATACTCTTTGAGCGTGGAACTTACCTTGTTCAGTATCAAAATGAATTAAACATTTACCATCCCTATGCCCTTTTAAGCTACCTCCGAACTTGTTAGAGCCACCCAAATAAACAGAAGCTAACAAACTAATAAAAAATGTTTTCATCGTCTTAGGAGGGGCTTGTACAAAACTAAAATTGCCATATGTTCCTATTGGTATTGGTAGGGTCTTTGTGCCTTTTAAAGTCTGTATAGTTGTTTCTCCCATTGTTATAGCTACAGGTGGGTATTCTACTGTTTCATTTGTGTTAATTATGCATTCCTCTTCTAAGAGTTGCATATGCATTTTCGTTTCTTCTGTCATAAAAAAAGGGGCAATTAAGCCCCCCTATATTAAAATGGTAAATCTGTAGTGTTGTCTGCCGTTTGCTCTTGTGGTTGTTCTTGTGTTGCTTTAACGCAACTTCCGTCTGTCCAAACCACTTTACCATTGCCAAGATATTTCTTTGGCTTTTTAGCTTCTCTTTCTTCTTTTGTTTGAGAATCAAAAGCTGCTACGTTTTGACCAAATTGATTTGTGTCATCGTTTACACTTATAGTCAAGTTATAGTAAACTCCTTTTTTACCTTTTACAAATTTCTCTTTTGGTAGATTTTCTACGTTAATGTTTAAATTGATTAGTGATGCCATTGTTTATTTATTTAGGTTTATTAATTTATCTTTATTTACTTTTTTAAAATCTTCTGATTCATCTTCTCCAAATACTCCTAACTCATAGAATCCAGTTAGTTTAAGAACAGCTCTTGACAAGGCTCTTTTCTCTGCCATCTCTGCTACATACCAAGTATTACAGTTTCCGTCTTTAAATGATGCTCCTTTTAACGCTGAGCCGAATGTTTCTATATGTGTGCCAGGTTTTGTACTAATGTAAGCATTTGCTTTGAATACTGCAAAATTGGTTTCACACTTTATAACTTCAAATGCTATATTAATGTTTTCTTTTGCTTGTATCTTTTCAATACCTTTTCTTGTAATAATTACATAGTGTTGATGTTTATATACATCGTCTTTTGTTAGTTCGTACTTATTGTACAAGTCTACTAGTTTTTCTCTATTCATTTGTTTTTGTTTTGATAAATTAATAATGTTATTTGCATTCCTAAAAGTATTCCTAATAATAGAAATATGATTTCTTGTTGTTCCATGTTATTTAGTTTTAAATTGTTTTGTTTTTATAGTCGTAAAATTCTAATTGTTGTTTTAATGATTTGTGTTTTATATCGCTATATTCTTTTTTTAGTTCTCTATTTTCTATATGCATTGAATTTATATAAAAATACATTTCACTTAACGCCTTCATATACATTTCAGATTGTTTAGGTTTAGATTTATTAAACTCTAATAATAATTTCGCTAATAGTTGATAATTGCTATGAAAGTTAATTTCCTGTAGTGTCATACACTTCTTTTTTTACTATATCTCTGTATGAACTTGGACAATCCTTGTCGCATAATTCAAAGATAAATGTTTCTAAATTACTTATTTTTTGTGTTGCTTTAAATAGTTCTTTTTGTAAAGCATCTATTTGCATATTTTTAAAGTCTATTAAATCTTTCATGTTATAAATTGCTAAAGTTATTTATTTCTACTTTTACTCCAGAACCATTTCTTTGTTCTAATATACACTTATTAAACAAAGAATACCTAAAAGCTTTAAAGTAATCTGTTTCTTTAATTTGGTCTCCTTGTTGAGTTGTTATTATATAGTACATATTGTTTTTTATTTTATTAAAATCTTTTCTTCTAAATAAGTTTGAATACTATCATCCACCACAGACCACAATGACCAGTATGCTAGTTCACTAATGTTTTCAGCTTTTTTTCCTAATTGTTCAATTTCAAAATCAGATGCGCCTAATGTATAACATATTGACCAGCAATCTACATAGTAAATAGTTTGGTTTTTAATGTAGTTGTCTATAAATTCATTTACTTCTTCTTCAACATCTTCTTCATCGTTAAAGTCTGAATCATTTAAAAATTCTCCTATTGATTCTTTTAATTCACTAATAAATTTTAATTTGTCGAAATATTCCATTTTGTTTTGTTTTTTATTAATATCTTGTTTAACTATCTTGATTTTATTTCTGTTATAACTTGTTTTAAAATAGCTGTGTTAAATTTAGTATTATTTAATTGACAATATTGATATTGTTTCCATAAATCTTGAATTGTCCAATGTGTAAAAGAATTTGTCATAATGTTTTGTTTTTTTGTTATATGTAAATATAAACTTTATTATTTAATTAACAACTATGTTTATAAAAAAATATTAAACTTTAACAAAATTTTAACATTTAAAGCAAAAAAAAAGAGGCTAACCTAAGTTAACCCCTTTAAAAACAAAACAAAACAAGAATTATTTTAAGTTAGTTAGTAATTTATTATAATGTTCTATTAAAATTATTAATTCGTTATCACTGAATTTAGTTATTTGCCTACTCTTATTTAATAACAGTTCAGCAGTTCCTTTTTCATATGCCTTTTCTAAATACAATCCGTATTTATACTGTTCTCCGTATCTCATTACATTACAACTGTAGCATTGCACTTGTACATTAGTCTCATCCCATCTTGTCGAATAATGCTTCCTACTTATGAAATGCCCAGCCTGTAATTTCTTATAATGTGATTTCGTGCCACAAGTTACGCATTCTGATATTTCATTAACTGCAAACCTACGTCTAATAAATTGACTAAATACTGTATCAAGTTTTTTAACTATTGTTTTTCTTGATGGTTTTTTAGCCATTATACTATTTCGTTGT